CCAGGGCCGCGAGCGCTGGCAGGGCGACACCCTCGACTATGTGTGGTTCGACGAAGAGCCCGACGAGGACATCTACACCGAAGGCCTGACGCGTACCAACGCGACCAAGGGCATCGTCTACATGACCTTCACTCCGCTGAAGGGCATGAGCAACGTGGTGCGCCGCTTCCTCCAGGAGAAGCCACCCGGCACCAACGTCACGCAGATGACGATCGAGGACGCGCTGCACTACAGCGCCTCTGAGCGCGAGGCGATCGCCTCTACCTACAAAGCCCACGAGCGCGACGCGCGCTTGCGCGGCATCCCGATCCTCGGATCCGGGCGGGTGTTCCCGTTCCCCGACGAGATGGTCATGGAGTACCCGATGCAGATCCCGGCCTGGTGGCCGCGGCTTGCTGCGATCGACTTCGGCTACGAGCACCCGACGGGAATCGTCTGGGGCGCGTGGGACCGCGACACCGACACGATCCACATCTACGACGCCTACCGTGTGAAGGAAGGCACCCCGGCCGTTCACTCAGCGGTGCTGCGCGCGAAAGGCGTATGGATCCCCGTAGTCTGGCCGCACGACGGCGAGACGCGCGATGGGCGCGGCAGCGGCATTTCCTTGGCGCAGCAGTACCGCGACTTGGGCGTGAACATGCACCGCGAGAAAGCAACGCTCCCCCCGGCGCGCGGGCAGAAGGAAGGCGAGGGCGGCAACTCCACCGAGGCCGGCATCACGATGATGTTCGACCGGATGCAGACCGGCCGCCTGAAAGTCGCGCGGCACCTCAACGACTGGTTCGAAGAGTTCAGGCTGTACCACCGCAAGGACGGCCTGGTCGTGAAGGAAATGGACGACCTGATGAGCGCGACCCGCAACCTCGTGACGATGATCCGCCACGCGAAGGTGAAAGAGGCGCCGCGTTCGAACAGCGTGCGTGACTTCGTGCCGACGGTAAGCGGCATGGGGATGGGGTGATGCTCCGCCGCCTCCTTTGTTTCTTTGGGCGCCACCTCTGGTGCTACGAGGATCCGGTCTACCGCTGGCCGCGTAAGTGCGTGTGCTGTGGCAAGCGGGTCGACTGGCCCTACGGGGCCCCGACGCAAATCCGCTGATGTTCCCGATGTACACCTTCGGTAAACATTCAACGCGAATCCCGAACATGGAGGCCGCCGTGAAGAAAATACTCGCCGGCCTCGTGCTGATCGTGGCGCTACTCGTCGGCACTCCCGCGCAAGCGGTCTCGATGCAAGCGAAAGACCCGGCCGGCAACACCGTCACGATCACTGCCGGCGCGTGCGAAAGCGATGCCGCCGCGGCGCAGCTCCCGAAGTTGAACGAAGTCCTTGCCCGCATCCCGGGGTTCCCGCAGCTCACGCGCGGTGACCTGCGTGGCGGCTCGATGACCTACCAGGGCAAGCAGTACGCGATTTGCTGGACGGGCGTCAACGGCATGGTTGCCGTGATGGACGACGCCGGCGAAGACAACAGTCTGTTCCCTGTGCCGATGCGCGACTTCGCCCCGGCCCCCGAAATCTAGGACCCGCCTATGGCAACCGTAACCCCGACCATCAACAACACGATCGGCGAGCAGGACCGCAGCGGGCAGCTGTGGACCTGGGCGCTGACGACGGCCAACCCGGACGGCGCCGTGCTGGAGTACTCGGAATGGGCGGACTGCTGCTGGCAGGCCGTCGGCACGTGGGGCGGCGCGACCCTGAAGCTGCAGGGCTCGAACGACGGCACGAACTGGTTCACCCTTTCCAACGCTGCCGGTGCTGCTGCTGCCTCCTTCACCGCCGATGGCGCCGCGACCACGATCGAGACCCCCCGATACATCCGGCCGAACCTCACCACGGTGGGCGTCGGTGCAACCGTGACGGTGACCCTGTACCGCCGTCGCCACACCCCGATGAGGACCTGATGAGCGATCTGATCGACCACGCCGGCAACCTGCGCAAGGTTGCACAAGTCTTCAAGTCAGTGTCCGAAGTGGCCGACATGCTCGAGGGCATCGGCTCGCTGGAGCAGGCAAAGGAAGAGGCGCAACGCGCGCTTGCCGCCGTGCAGCTGGAGCTATCCGACGCCAACGCCGACCTCGAGCGCGTGCGGGACAACACCGAGCATACGCGCGCCCAGGCCGCCAATGAACTCGCTGCGGCGCAAAGCCAGGCCCAACTGATCGCCGAGCAGGCGCAGGCTGCCGCCGAGGAGACCGCGGCCCAAGCGCAGGACAAGGCGCAGCAGATCATGGCCGATGCTGAGACTACCGCACATAACCAGCTGATCGAAGCGCAGGGCAAGGTCATCGCCGCGCAAAGCGAGCTCTCTGGGCTCAGGACCGATATCGAGCAGGCGAGGCAAGACCTCGCCGAAGTGCAAGCCGAGGCCGCGGTCGCGGAAGTCAAGCGCGCCGAGATCGCCGCCGCCATCGACGCGATCGTCAACAGGAAGTAAGCTATGCCGACCGCTTCATACGTCAAGATCAACGCCGGTATTGTCGATCTGCTCGAGCCGATCAACTCCGGTTCCGATACGTGGGCCATCGCGCTCGCAAGCTCGATCCCCGCCTCGGACACCTTCACGGCCGGCACGACCGACCTTGCCACGGGCGGCGGCTACACGCAGGGCGGCAACACCGCTGCGGTGTCGAGCCACGCGCAGACGAGCGGCACCTACAAGCTGGTGCTCAGTAGCCCTTCGACGTGGACGGCGAGCGGCGGAGGCTTCACGTTCCGCTACGCACTCTTGGTGAACTCGACGAACAACAAGGTCGTCGCGTACTGGGATTACGGCTCGTCGCAGGCGGTCGCTGCGGGCGAGACGGTGACGGTAACGCTGGACGGCACGAACGGCGTCTTCCAGGCGACCTGATGACGCAGGTTGAGATCTCGCGCGGAGCGCACACGCACTCCGGGCAGCTTGAGCGTTGGCTCGGTGCCGACGTGGTCGAGCGGCTCTCCAAAGCGCAGAAGGACTTCTACTGGCCGATCCCCATCTTCGGGGTGCCAGGGCCGGTGTTCGCGATGCCGGGTGGCGACTTCTGCGGCGAAATCAAGGGCGGCAAGTTCGGCAGTGCGTGGGACGCGGCGCACGACCGCATCCAGAAGATGAAGCGCGCAGAGCGCGCACGCGTGTCGCAGCACGCGGTGCTCAACTCCGACGTGCTGCGTCGGCGCACGGACCACCGCGCGCACGCGTTCGCGAGCCTGTCGGCAATCTACACGGCGGCAAGCACCGGCGGCAAGAAGTACACCTACAAGTGGCAGAAGACAGGCGTCGCCTCCAACGCCATCGGCAACGCCAATGACCTGTGGACGCGCGCTGGATTCCCCGGCGCTGGCGCTGCTGGCGGCGCGGCCCCCGGTGGCACGGCCTGGTCCTCGGCCTCGACCAACGCGATTCCCTACATCAACGGCGCATCAACCAACAGCAACCACCTGTATGGGGGCTGGATCACCTCGTCGGTGATCAACAACTCGCTGCTCATGTACGACAGGCTGTTCTCTGTCGCGAAGACGATGAACAGCACCGCGACCGAAGCGGTGACCGGCGTGCCGACGCGCTACCAGTCGACGACGTCGAGCGCACTCGACTATATCGGCGGCAACTTCATCACCATCGCCAACCCGACGACGGTGCTGGCGGCGACCGCGCACAACGTCACGCAGGCAGCGAGCGCGGTCTGGACGTACACGAACCAAGCGGGCACTGCAGCCCAGCAACTGAACAACATCGGCGGCACGATCCAGACGCTGGCCGGTGTCTCGGCCTGCGTGGTCGGGGGCATCGACCTGGCCGTAGGCAACTGGTTCATCCCGCTTGCTTCGGGCGACACCGGCATCAAGGTGCTCACGCAGATGCAACTCTCGGCAGCGGTTGCCACCGGCACGCTGGAAGCGGTGATCGGCCACCCGATTGGCTACTTCGCGGCACCGGTCGCCAACATCGCGTGGCCCAAGCCCCCGCTCGAAGCGAGCGACGCCCTGAACACGGCACTCGACAACGCGTGCATTTCGTTCCTCGAACTGCCGAAGCCTGCGACGACGGCGACCAACTACTCGGGCGAATTCACGATCCTCTCTGAGTAAGGGGCTGCGGCCATGCTGCTGCTGAACGGGCTGTGGCTTGGTCTCCCGGCTGTCTCGACGTACCGCGACTACCTCGCGGTAGCGCGCGAGGTCGACAGCGTCTTCCCGGTCACCAACGGCTACGCTGTGGTGACGGTGAACGGCAGCTACACGCTGACCGGGCAGACGGCGACGATCAGCAGGAACCGCGTTCTCACGCCGAGCAACGGCAGCTACACGCTGGCGGGGCAAAGCGTGACGATCGCGAGGAACCGCGTGCTCACGCCGAGCAACGGCACCTACGCGCTCACCGGGCAGAGCGTCACGATTGTCAGGAACCGCGTGCTCACGCCGAGCTTCGGTTCCTACACGTTGAGCGGCCAGTCGGTCACGATCTCCCGCAACCGCGTGCTCACCGCGAGCAACGGCAGCTACGCGCTCACCGGCCAGAACGCGACGATCACCTACGCGACGGTTACCGGCTACACGCTCACCGCGCTCACCGGCACCTACACGCTCACCGGCCAGAGCGCAACGATCACCAGGAACCGCGTGCTTACCGCGAGCAACGGCTCCTACGCCTACACCGGGCAGGACGCCACGATTACCAGGAACCGGTCCCTCACGGCGAGCAACGGCTCGTACGCGTTGAGCGGGCAGGACATCACATTCACGTACTCCGGCGGCGGTGCAACCCCGTCTGTGAACTACGTCATTCTCGCGCGCCGCATGGGCCGCAGATAGGGCACATGGCTGATACCGCTGACATCGAACTGCCGCCAGAGGTGCAGGATGCGCTCGGCGCGCACGACGAGCGTCGGCCGGATGTGCTCGCTGCGCTCGCCACGAAGATCATCGAGCGGCGCACCGAAGCGGTAGCGCACCGCAAGAGCTCTGGCATCGAGCAGGTCTGGCAGAAGGCCGAAGAGGCTTATCTCGGCATCGACGATGCGAACCGCGGCCAGTACATGGCGGCCCGCTGGATCAAGCCCACCACGATGACGGGCCCGGTCACGACGGCCTCCACCGGCGGTAAGCGCGAGCCCAACCGGCAGTCGACTGCGTTCGTGCGGCTCACCAGCCGTTACGTGGATGCAGGCGCCGCGAAGGTCTCCGAGATCCTGCTGCCGATCGGCGAGAAGGCTTTCAAGCTGAAGCCCACGCCGATGCCCGAGATCGTGAGCGCCCTCAACGACGCCACGCAGGTCACCGAAGATTTGAAAGATGGGCGCGGCCCGCAACCGCTGTACCGCGACCTGCAGCCCTACGAGAAGTCACCCCCCGGCGCCGCTCCCTCCTCTCCAGGTGGGGCTCCGGCCGCGCCAAACGCGGGCACCCCACCCGCGGCGCCGGCTCCTACACAGCAGGTCCCGCTCACGCTCGGGGACCTGGCGAAGGAGCAACTGGAGAAGCTGACCGAGCGCGCCAAGCGCGCCGAGCAGCGCATCTACGACTGGATGGTCGAGTCGCGTTTCCCCGCGGAGATGCGCAAGGTCATCTTCGACATGGCGCGCCTGGGCACTGGCATTCTCAAAGGGCCGTTCCCCGACCCGCGCACCAACCGCTCCGCGCAGAAGGTTGCCGGCGGCGTGAAGGTCACGATTGCCCCGACGCTCAAGCCTACCTACCGGTGGGTGCCGGTCTGGAATATGTACCCCGATCCCGCGTGCGGCGAGCACATCGGCGACGGGGACTACCTGTTCGAGTACGACCAGTACTCCAAGCGGCAGCTGCGCAAGTACAAGAACGACCCGACCTACATCGGGTCGGCGATCGACAAGCTGATTGACAAGGGCCCCAAGGGCAACGCGGACGAGGGCGCGCCGAAGCCCGACCGCACGCTCGATCGCCACCGCTACAACGTCTGGCACTTCTACGGCACG